TCATTCATGTCAGCCTTCGACGGCGGTTCAAGACCAAATCTTTATTCTGTAACACTAGCATGTCCAGTTGGTCCGCTACCACAATTACAATTTTTCTGCAAAGCAGCAACATTACCATCATCAATTCTTGGTGAAGTAAATGTTCCATACCTCGGTCGTATTGCAAAATATCCCGGTGATCGTCAATTTGAAGATTGGACAATTGACATTATCAATGATCAGGGCATGTCATTAAGAAATATTTTTGAATATTGGAACGAATTATTTAATTCATACGCAGGAAATACAACAGCATTTCCAAACCCAAGAGCAGTGTTTGGATCTGCAACAGTTGCACAACTTTCTAGAAATTACCAAGTAGTTAAATGGTATCAATTCTTTGATCTCTGGCCAGATAACATTGCAGCAGTTCAATTAGGTTATGATCAAAACGATACAGTTTCTGATTTCCAAGTAGTATTCAAATATTCATACTTTGTAACAAGTTCCTCTCCATTCCAAGTCAATGGTGCAGCAGGTATCGGAGCAGTTGGACCAGGTGCGGTTGCTGGTGCTGGTGCGGCTGGATTTGGTGTTCCTGGATTTGGTGGAGTTGGTCTAGGTGGTCTAGGTGGGGTTGGTCTTGGAACAGGGTCAGCCGTAGGGGTTGGTGGTCCAGGAAGTGCAGTTGGAGTTGGAACCACTGGTCAAAACTCATCCGTAGCGTTCGGTATAAATACTGGGTCAACAAGTTTCGGTTTTGGTATTAGCCGATAACTTGTATTGGTCTAGTATTTTAAATAAGGATTTTTATTATGGCATTTGAACTATTTGGATTTACATTTGGTAAAAAAGACAAACAAGAAAACAAGGTAGAATCCTTTGTTCCGAGAGACTTTGAGGACGGTGCATCCGTAGTAGAAGCAGGCGGGTTTCAAGGATTTTACATTGATCTTGATGGTACTTTAAAAGCAGATGTTGATCTAATTAGAAAATATCGTGAAATGAGTATTCATGCTGAACTCGATTTAGCAATTGATGATATTGTAAACGAAGCAATAACTGAAGATGCTAAGGGTACAATAATCGAGTTGGATTTAGACAAAGTTTCTATTCCAAATGAAATAAAACAAATAATGTATGAAGAATTTGAAAAAATTCTTCAATTGTTAAATTTCAACAACAAGGCACAAGAAATTTTTAGAAGGTGGTATATTGATGGTAGATTGTATTATCATCACATTTTACACGACGATCCAACAATGGGCATCAAAGAAGTTAGAGCAATCGATCCTCTTTTAATTAAGAAAATTCGAGAAGTAAAGAAAAACAGTAAACTGGGAAATGTTCCAATAATAGAAGATGTTAGAGAATATTATGTGTTCTCTAATTATGAAAAACTAAATCCCTATGATACCAAGGGGTTGAAAATATCAACAGACTCAATCAATTATGTAAATTCTGGTCTATATGATCATTCAAGTAAGAGAATAATAGGATTTTTACATAAAGCAATTAAACCACTCAATCAATTAAGAATGGTTGAGGATGCTACTGTAATTTATCGTTGGTCTAGAGCACCAGAGCGTCGAGTATTTTATATTGACGTTGGTTCTTTACCAAAGAATAAAGCAGAACAATATATGCGTGATCAAATGAATCGTTTCCGCAATAAACTTGTTTACGATGCAAATACAGGAGAACTCCGTGATGATCGTAAGCACATGAGTATGTTGGAAGATTATTGGCTACCTCGTCGTGAAGGTGGTAGAGGTACAGAGATTTCAACTTTACCTGCTGGACAAAACTTAGGCGAAATGGCAGATGTTTTATATTTCCAAAAGAAATTACTAAAAGCACTTAACATTCCAGAATCTCGCATTGAAGCAAATACTGGTTTTAACATGGGTCGTGCTTCAGAAATTTCAAGAGATGAATTAAAGTTTGCTAAATTTATCAATAGACTTCGTATGAAGTTTAGTGAACTCTTCTTAAACTTTATGAGAACTCAACTTCTATCACGACAAGTTATGAATCAAGAAGATTGGGAACAGATTTATCAAAATATTGGATTTAAATACGCAACCGATTCGTATTTTGCAGAATCAAAACAAGCAGAAATTCTTCGTGATAGAATTGCAATTTTAAGAGATGCTGCTGATTATTCTGGTAAATTTTACTCTGATAGATGGTTGAGAAAGAATCTTCTCCGACAAACAGATTTAGACATACAACAAATAGATGTAGAAATACAAGAAGAACAACAATTACAACTTCAAAAGCAACAAGAAGCACAAGAACAGGCAATGATGGCTGCAACACAAATGCAGGGAGCGCAAGAAACACAAATGCAAGGTGATCAGAGTGGTCAACCACAAGATGCTATAAATACACAAGCATCACCAGAGAGTGCGGGGAGGGTAACATTCGATGCCAGCAGCCTATTATGATATAGTAACAGACGCAGGTGCAACATTTCGTTTAAATTTGAAGTTTATGGATACAAATAAAAAATCCATAAATCTTATAAATCCACCAGCAAAAGTAATAGAAGGGTTTGAAGATCTTTTTCCAAAAGATTCTAATGGAGAAATTTTACCATTCAATGCGTATGTTAGAATGCAAGTAAGAGATAGTGTAGATGGTGATTTGCTTCCTGTTAATTTAAACGATTTGACAAATGGTGAAGATAGTAATCTATTTGGTCAGAGTAATTTAACATATCCAAATATACAAATTAAATTAACTAATGGTGGAGCAAGTGAAAACGAACCAAATATTATAATTACAATTGATGCAAGAGTAATGTCTGCTGTTGATTATGGTAATTATTTGTATGACATTGAGATTGTTTTTTCTCAAGACATAATAGATCATCCAAATGCTATTGTTTATAGAATTTTACAAGGAAGATTCGTAATAACACCAAACATCACGAGATAATAAATGGCATTTTCATTTTTAATAGAACTAGAAAGTTATCCTCCAAAATATATTTCGAGGAAAACGACTGCTAAAAATGAAATTCAAATTTTTGAAAGTTTAGCAGATGAAAGTGTTTTTGTTGGTAGTCACCAAGACACAATTTACAAATCAAAAATAGAAAAATGTCAAGAATTAGATTGTAGTCAATTTTATAGTTCTGGATTTACCAGTGGAGCAGTATCACTTTGTCAAGACTGTGAACCCTTTCAACCAAGAGGACCTGGAGATGGTCCGAGTGGTGGATGCCCAGAATATGGTGCTCTTTCTGCAATAAATTTTACAGCACCGAGTAGTTTATTTGTATATAATCCACCTGAAGGGGGTTATCCTTCAGGAGTAGATCCCCTTGGAGACTATCAAACTTGGGTAGCAAATACACAAAATGCAGCAGTAGCATCCAGTGGATTTTGGTTAGGTCTTAGACCATGTTCTGGTGGAAATTATCAGTGTTTAGTTAGTTGTGCAACGGGAAATGTAGCAGGTTGTTGGAATAGACAATTTGGCTCTGATAATTTTGGTAATGTTTACAGCATTGGTGGTTCATCGTATCAAGTGTACGATCCTCTGCAAATTACGCTTGGTGGTTTAACACCTAACGGTGGTACTCATCGATTTTTAAATTCTAATCCTATTTCAGGATTAACTTTAAGTGGTAGCTCTTGCGATACTATTACTACAAAATTTCCAAGAGGAAGAGGTGCTATTAATTGTTTAGCAAAACCCAATTCTGGAAACATAGGTGGAGAACAATGTAGTGGTGGTTGCCCCGGTCCAGAAACTAATATTGGAGTCGATAATTTTATAACTGGTGATGAAGATGTATATGTAGTTGGTGATTATACAAATAAAGTTTTTTCTTTTTCTGGTGGTTGTGGTTCTACTAGAGAATCGACTACAATAACATCTCCTTTTGCTCTTGGCGGCGGAGGAGGAGTACCAGGTAAAACATCATCATTAAATAATCTAGGAGTGAGTGGCGTTTTTAGTAGTTGCAAAGATTGTTTACAAAGCGGAGCAGACAAAGAGGATTCATATGTTCCATCTTGTTGTGAAGTTTCCTGTGGTATTGTAACTATCGAAGGCGCTCCAAAAATAGAAGGATATGATGCAGAAGGAAATCCTATTTGGTCAAGTGGATCTGGCGCTTGGGATGATTGGGATGATCAAGGAAACCCACATCGAGATAATGAAGATTTGTGGGTTAGTAGTTGCACTCCACAAATTGGAGATTATGCAAATTCGACTGGTTCTATTCCTTGTGTTTCAACACCAGTAACTGCAAATGAAAATTGTCAAAGTGAAAATAGTTTAAGTACAACTGGTGTCTTTATTTATTTTAATTGTGATAATGAAGTGTATGGTGTGCTACCAAAAGTAACCCTTGAAGATTGTAAAGATTGTCAAACACAAACAGAACCAGTTGGTGTTTGGGAAGAATATCGATACTCGCCC